CGCATCAATGTTCGTCGTCTGTTCATCGTGCTAGAGAAGGCAATCGCAACATCGGCGAAGTTCCAACTGTTCGAGTTCAATGATGTGTTTACTCGTCAGGCATTTGTTGCTCTGGTTGAGCCATACTTGAGAGAAATCAAGGGTCGTAGAGGATTGTATGACTTCAAGGTAGTCTGCGATGAAAGTAACAACACACCTGAAGTGATTGACGGAAACCGCTTCGTAGCAAGCATTCTGCTGAAGCCAACCAAGTCCATCAACTTCATTACCTTGAATTTCGTCGCTACACGCACAGGTGTAGACTTCACAGAGGTTTCGGGTGGGTTCTAAACTGAACTAGACTACTAAAGGAGAAAAACCATGCCAATTAATGTATCAGACTTTGTATCAAACTTCAAAGGTGGCGGCGCTCGTCCCAACCTCTTTGAAGTCATTTGCCCAGTTCCTAGTAAAATTACGGGAGTAAACGGTAAGGGTTTGCAGCAAGCATTGACCTATCTGTGCAAGGCAGCATCGCTACCTGTATCAGAAGTAACCAAGATTGCTGTCCCCTATCGTGGGCGTAACATCTATGTTGCAGGAGTTCGTCAATTCGAGGAAACTTGGAACACCACGGTTCTCAACGATGTTGACTTTGTTACTCGTAGAGGTTTGGAAAACTGGATGAATCAGATTCATACCCACGAAACCAATATCGGTTTCACAAATCTCAACGATTATTCAAGCAACATTGCTGTAAGACAACTCCACCACAGAGATGGTAGAGCAATCCGCGAGTACCAATTCAGACAAGCATGGCCATCACAGATCGGTGCAATTGATCTTGCAGCCGATTCAAATGATGCCGTGGAAGAATTTGAAGTACAATGGGCATACTCGTGGTGGACAGTCAATGGAGAGTTGGACGAAAGAACAACCGATCCATCACTCGGTGAGGCAAGCCGCGGTTTGACCGAACCAACAATCTAATACAGATAGTAGTAACATCTTTAGTGAGAGGATTTCATAATGGCATTTCAACTACCATTTGGTTTAGAGATCGGTAGACGGCGCAAAAACTCGGATTCATCAAATGGGGGCGACAAGAGACTAAAATCTTTTGTCGCCCCTAATAATGAAGATGGAACCGCAAGTGTTGAGATTGCACCGTCAGGATTTTATGCGTCTACAATAGATTTAGACGGTTCAATTCGAGATGACAACACACAGATACAACAGTATCGTAGCATGGCATTACACTCTGAAATTGAGAGTGCAGTTGATGATATCATCAACGAGGCCATTGTTACTGAAGAAGGAACCCCAACAGTAAAGATTATTCTAGACGATCTAGATTATAGTGACAAAGTAAAGAACGCAATACGCGAAGAATTCGATGGAATTCTGCGTATGCTTGACTTTAATAATCGTGGTTATGAAATATTCAGAAGATGGTATGTCGATGGTAAAACATACTTCCACATGATTGTTGACACAAACGAACCACGAAAAGGAATTCAAGAGTTACGGTGGGTTGACGCTCTGAATATTCGTAAAGTCCAAGAGGTCAAAAAAGAAAAGCAAGAGGGAACAAACATTGATCTAAAAGGTCAAGTTGAAGAATTCTTCCTGTTTACTCCACCAGACAATTCCAACTCTGGGTATAGAGGACAAAGCATTAAAATCAGTCCAGATGCCATTGCTTACATTCACTCTGGGCTATATGATTCCACAAAGAAACTCATAATCAGTTACTTGCACAAGGCAATCAAACCTTTGAATCAGTTGCGTATGATTGAAGATGCGGTAGTGATCTATCGCATCTCTCGCGCACCAGAGCGTCGTATTTTCTACATTGACATTGGTTCTCTGCCCAAGATGAAAGCAGAAGAATACATGAGAAGCCTGATGAACAAATATCGTAACAAGTTAGTTTACGATGCAAACACAGGTGAACTGCGTGATGAGCGTAGGCATTTGAGTATGCTTGAAGATTACTGGTTGCCGAGGAGAGAAGGTGGTAAAGGAACCGAAATTACCACGCTACCAGGCGGTCAGAACCTATCAGAGATGCAGGATGTTGAGTATTTCAAGAAGAAACTATATCGCTCCTTGAATGTACCCATATCCAGACTAGAAAGCAATACTGGATTTAATCTCGGTCGCTCTAGCGAAATCACAAGAGATGAACTCAAGTTTTCCAAGTTTGTCAGCAAATTACGCAGCAAGTTCAATGGATTATTCTTACAGATTCTACGCAAGCAACTAATCCTGAAAAACATTATCAGAGAGGAAGAATGGCCTGAAATTGCATTCAAGATTCACCTCGACTATCTGCGCGACTCGCACTTTACAGAACTGAAGAACGCAGAAATAATGAAGTCCAGAATGGAACTTCTAACAAGCGTTGATGCTTTCGTCGGTAGATACTTCTCTACTGATTGGATTCGCAAGAATATATTGATGCAAAATGAAGAACTAATAGCAGAATTAGATTCTCAAGTGACAGCAGAGAAAAAAGAAGGCATTATCAGCGGAGAACGCGATACTGCACAGATCAAAACCAGAATCGACGCATTGGAAACAATCGACAAGTATATTGGAAAATACTACTCGCTTGGATATATTCGCAGAAATATTCTGCAACAGAATCCTGCCGAAATTACTGCTATGGATAAAGAGATCGAAACAGAAAGAGCAGCAGGTATCAAACCAGAACCAAGACCAGACCTTATCAAGGCTCTTGGTGGAGCAAAGGCATATGGTGCAGGGTATAATCAAGCACCAGATGAAATCACAAATCATATGGATGGTGGTCTTCATACAATTGGTTCTGAAGTTGATCCATCCACTCCAGAAGACGGCGCTGCAATCTCTGGCACTTCAGATAGTTCTTCCAACTCCATTCCAACCGCAGTTCAAGATACTGCGTTGAACGGAGCGCAAGTGGATAGTCTGTTGACAATCATAAGTAATGTCAAAATGGCTATTCTTCCAAAGGATGCTGCAAAGGCATTAGTTGGTGCAGCATTTCCTTCACTATCACAAGATCAGATCAATTCCATATTTGACCCGATTGCTGTAGACAAAAATCCTCCACCAATCATTCCGAAGGAACCAACAATTCCAGGCGGAAAACCAAAGCAACCCAAACCAAAGGTGAATAATGCCGGCGCCAGTGCATGATTTCTACGGAGAGCAAGGAACCAAGTTTGTTGCTGAAATTCTTTGGCAAAATCCAAATGAAACACCTGTACCATTAACAGGATACAGTAAAGGACGAATGCAAGTTAGACGCTCGAAAGAAGAAACAGACGCAACACCCGTCATATACATTGATGGTAACATTACACAGGTTGAAGGTATAACTGGCTCTGGTGCAATCTATCTAAACTATGAAGGTATAACAGGAAATATTGGCATTGAAATTGCAGCATCTACCATGAGTGATGTTTCTGCGGGTAAATACTTCTATGATTTGGAACTTGTAGATTCCCTTGATCTAGAACCTTTCAGATTAATAAAGGGAAGATTCATCGTTGATGGTGAGGCAACAAGACCATGAACTATCGTTTAGTTGTAACATCTGCCAAAACTTCACTAGTGATTTTGCGCGCCATAAATAGCATTATCATCAGAAAACAGGCACCAGAAACCAGAGTTTATTGGTTTTCATAAGGAGTAAGGAATGGCAACTGACAATCTCATCAAAATTAAGAGAAGCACAGGAACAACTGCACCCGTAGCAACAACAGATATTGCAATTGGAGAGTTGGCTGTTGCACAGGACTCAAGTAATAACGGTGTTGCAAGTAAGGTTTATCTTGGACATCAAAATGCTTCCGCAGGAAACACAGTTCTTCCCATAGGTGGTAGATACTATACCAAGGCAGTAGAAGACCTTGCGTATTTCAAAACAATCGTGGTAGCAGGACAAAGCAACATTGTCGCTGATACCAGTATCAGCGGTTCTACCCTTACTGTTGTTGCTGGCTCTGGTATTACACTTACTACTAATGCCGCAACAGATACTCTCACAATTGCTGCTCCCACAGCGGGTGGTGGTACTATAACAAGCATTACACCTGCCGCAGGAAATGGCAGCGGAACTGCAATCACTTCATCGGGAACAATTACAGTAACAGGAACATTGAGTGAGATTGAAACATCAATCAGCGGAACAACAATTACGGTTGGTCTTCCAGACAATGTTAAGGTAGATGGAAACCTTACAGTACAGGGAAACTTGATTGTTAATGGTACGACTACTACCGTCAACAGTACAACCACTACGGTAGACGATCCGATCTTTACTCTCGGAGGCGATGCTGCTCCTCTATCAGACGATAACAAAGATCGCGGTATTGAATTCCGTTGGCATAATGGAACTACCGCTAAACTTGGTTTCTTCGGTTTCGATGACAGTACAGGATATTTCACATTCATACCAGACGCAACAAATACAAGTGAAGTATTCAGCGGAACAGCAGGAACTTTACAGGTTGCTGGAATTAGAGGTGCAACAAGCAATTTAGCAGTTCCAAT